CCGTGACCGGCATTTGCCGGGTCAGCAGTTCAAGCGTTGTCATTGTCGTTTTCCTTGAAGGTCAGATTGAGCGCGGTTTCGCGGTCGCGGTCTGCGGCGATTTCCGAGTCCAATTCGTCAATCGAATAGCCAAGGCTGGCCACCGCCTGACGGCGCGACATGAGACCGGCGCCCATGAGTTTCAGCGTCGCTTCCGCGTCCTTGAGCGGGTCCACCCAGGGCTGCGCCGGGGGTATCCACTCGACGGCGAACAAGTCGTCATTCAGGGGCGCGTCGATTTCACCGGACAGCACGGCATTGGTCATCACGCGCCGCCAGACGGGGTTCAGCATCTGAGGCACAAGGCAATGGAATTGGTAGGCTTCGATCTTCTGCCGGAAACTGACCAGTGCCGCGCGAAGGCTGGAATAGTTCGCTTGCCGCAGATCGCCCGTCAGCAGATGTTCGGGAACGTCCAGCCCTGCCGCGATGGTGCGAGTCATGTGGCTGAGGAATTCAGCAACCTGTTGTGTTTGCTGCGGAGCAGTTGTGTTCACTTTCCATCCGCCGGGGATCTTGAACATTGCGCCGGGTTCGAGGCTCTGCCCTTCCGCGAACGGATCGTCGCTGCCATCGTCCATGGCGTTTTCGTTGGTCAGGATCACGGACAGCAGCGCCGCGACCTTGGCATTCGTTTGCAGCGCGTCCTCCAGCCCATCCAATTCGGACAACCGCAGCAGCACATTCGCCAGTGCCGACACGCCGCGCACAGCCCCCGGCCCGGTCGGACGATACACATGCAGAACGTCTTCTGCCGGAATACGGATGGGCTGCGCATAGGTCGGAAATTGGTCAGACGGCTTCGCCGGGTTGATCCAATAGGCGACGCGGCGTCCAAAGGCGTCCAGTTCAACACCGTTCGAAATGAGCGCATCACCCACAAGGTCGCGGGTCATCGCCATATCCAGCATTTCCGCCGGGATCGCTTGCAACTGGTCTCCGACCCAACGGAACAAGGCTTCGCCGTCGATGCGTTCGGAACGCACCGCAGCCGCTTGCAGCCCGTTAAAATCGGTCAACCCTTCCAAATCAGCGCGCCGCGTCCATGCCTTGAAAGCCGCATCCAAGGCCTTCCGGGTTTCCATGTTCGGGTGCTGCGACGTTGCCGTGATGCCCGCCCCCACCGCCGCCGTGGTCCAGGCGGTCACACCCGAATGCGCCAGCGGGTTGTTCGCCGCAAAGTGACGGGCGCGACGCTGAACGGGTTCACGCGCAACCGATCCCTCAGCCGCCCAAGGGCCGAAGGACTGCGACCAGCCGCCGAAACGGCGCTGCGTCTGAGCTGCAGCTTCGTAACTGCGCACGACTTTTGGTTCGACTGAACGCCGCTTGAAGTGATCGAAGATACCCATGTCGGAGACCTTGTATTTGTGGTCTCCATCTTTGCCGTACGCAAAAACCTAGAGTCAAACAATTGTTTTTACACAATAAATGTGAAACCTTTTCGAAATTCGACAGGATCAATTTCACAGAGTGCAAGCGTCCCCATGCGTCCCAGCGCGTCCCAAGAAGTTACTTTTCAAAGCTTCACAATATCGTGATACCGATCAGTGCGTGTTCACGCGATCGCCCTTCGCCACCCCCGACGCCACATGGATCATGCACACTGGGTGCTGTGTACTAGATCTAGGGGCTTGCATCAGGTACTAGGGTTGCTACGAAAATTCTAAAGCTAGTAAACCCGGATTCGGCTGGAGTCTAAGCGCCCCCTTACAAAGGTGTGTGGGCATGGGAGGCGCGAATTTCTGTCTGGATTGGTCCGGGAAGGACGACTCCTTTATGGTATCTATTGTGTTATAAGTAGAAAAGAGAGCAGCGACTATGAACATCTTCATTTCTCATTCTTCAGAAAACGCAGGATATGGCCGCGCTTTAGTTGAGCTCTTGACTTCTCTGGGAATTACGCACGATTCGATCACCTTCACCAGCGATGCCTCATACGGCATACCAACTGGGGAGAATATCTTTGATTGGCTCAAAGGGAGGATATCCGAAAAACCTTTTGTTATTTATCTCCTATCGCCTGAGTATTACTCCAGTGTGGCCTGCTTGAATGAAATGGGGGCAGCATGGATCATTGAAAATAAGCACATAATGGTTTTTACGCCAGACTTCGACATAAACAGCTCTGAATTCCGCAGCGGAGCTGTAGATCCCCGCGAGATGGGCTTTTTCCTCCACGACCCCGAGAAGCTGGTCCTTTTTGCAGAGCGCGTAAAGGAAATGTTTGGCTTAAGCGCCAATAGCCTAATTGTAAAACGTGCATGCGATAAATTCTCGATGGAAATAAAGAAATATCAACCTGCGCGCAAATATGGGACACCGCCCATACGAAATAGCCATAGCAGCCCAGCTCCCGTTCCGTTAGGTAAACCTATTACCAGCATTAAGCCGGCCTCGAAAGGAGCGGCTGGGTCTTCGGCTCCCAAAAGTAGAAGGCTACCGCCCGTAGAACGGTTTTTCGAGGATTTGACATTGGGAAAGCTTAGGGACGAGGAAGTTTTGTTAGTACGTTACGCGTCCGATACGGGCCGCGCCAGCTTTGGCGTTGGGTGGAGGATAGAGGAGGAAATAAGCCGAATTAAGGAGTGGGAGGATTTAAATGATCTGTGCGACACCCTCTCGTCGCGGTATGAAGCTGCAGTTAATCGCCTTGCAGTCAGAAACCTAACTCAGGTCAGCGAAACAACATCACATGGCAACCCGAGGCAAGTTGACTTTATTAAGGAAATGACGGACGTACTTTTAGATTTGCCGGATGATCTTTTTGCCAAATCTGACGAAATTGTCAGAAAGGCGCTCGAAAATAAGAACGAACCTTACGAAAATAAATCGCTATTTTAATTCTCTATGAGGACGCGGTATATTCTATTTACGCGTAGAGACTTCAAGTATTTTCGACATTTGGTCTCCTGCTTTCAGTGCTCACGTTTGGTTTTTCGCTGCTCGTTTCGTCATAGCAACCATCTTGATCTGGCTACCCTCGGTGCGCGGGCGGTCACTGCTTTTCTCGATAGTTCTATTGATCGGCCATTTAGGCTCCTCGCCAAGAGATTTCGCGCAGCCCACCCATAAACAGTCGCATCCAGCGTTTCCGCCCGCTTGCCCTTGATCCTTTCGAAGCGCGCCACAGGCTTACCATGCGTGTAGCGCACCACGCGGCGTTCACTGGTCAGCTGTTCGAAGAACACCGGTTCTAGGCTCTCGGCAAACCGTACGCCTTCCCCGCGCGACAGCCGGTTGAACAGTTGAGATTTCACGGCGTCGCTGCCCACCAGCCACAGCGGCGCCCCCTTCGATCCGCTGCGTTGCAGGAAGGGGCGCGAGAAGCCCGGCACGCCCTTGATGCTGACCACGCGCCGCCCGAAACGCGGGCGGGTGAAGCCATGCACAATGTCGGTATGCCCGCCGTCGCCGGAATCGACTGCGCAGGCGTCAATGCCGATGGTGCCGCCCTTGGGATGCGTCCAGCGTTCCCGCAGCAGGGAGTCCAGGTCCTGCCAAACCGCGTCGCCGTCGATTGCGCCCCACAAGACCCGGTGATCCAGAATGAACAGGTCGGAACGCCCGTGGCCCATCAGAACCAGTTCCAGGCGGTCGTCCTGACAGTCCACGCCGCAGGTCAGGAACAGCACGTCTTCCGGCATGGTCGGCAGGGTGAAGGGTTCACGCCGCTGGAACAGCTCGTGTTCATCGAGGTCTTCGCCTTCGGTCTTCCAGGGTTCACCCAGCACAAGGTTCGTGAAGGTCTGCAACGTCTCAGGCGATTTCTTCGCTTCGAGAAACTCCGCCACCAGCTTGCCCCACCGGGCGTTGTGGTGAGGCGAGACCAGCGCGTTGATCTTGAAACCGGCATGGCCCTTCACATGCGGCGCGGTCGGACGCCAGCGGCCGGCGGCAACTATTTCGGGTTTCTGCCGTTCTTCGACAATGCAACCATGCGACGGGCAGACCCAATGCGCCGAGTCGGGGTCGCCTTCTATCCACCGAATATCCGCCCATTTGACTTCTGAGAATTCACCGCAGCTTGGGCACGGCACTTCGAAGACTCTCTGATCGGATTTCGAATAGAGGCGCGTTGCAGGGCCGAAGTCGAAGACGGGCGTGCTGCCAGCAATGATTTTCCGGTCGCGGAAGGTCATCGTCCGCATCTCTGCAAGAGCGATGGGGTCGCCTTCCTGGCTGACTTCGTAACCGTCGATTTCGTCCAGCAAGAGGATCTTGGCTGTATGCCGTCGCAGGTTGCGCGGCGACTTCGCGGCCAGAAACTTGAGCGACCCGCCCGGAAACTTGCGATTGAGCATGGTCGATCTACCAGTCTCATCCGCTTCATCCGACAGGATTCCGCGCAGCACGGGCGACGCTTCAAACAGGGCTTCGAGGTCCACGGCATAGTCCCGCGCATCGTCGGCAGTCGGTTGCACGGCAAGGATGGGGCAAGGCTGGTTCGCGCAATAGCTCGCAATGATGCCAGACAGCAGTTGCGTGTATCCCACCCGCGCCGATTTCAGCACCGTGACGCGCTCTGTCTCGGGATCGTCTACCGCTTCGCAGATTCCGCGCTGGTAGGCCCAAAGGCGCATTCGGCCCGGCGTCGCGGAAGCGGTCTGCGGTAGGTGGATGTTCGCTTCGATCCACTCGGCAAGCGGGATGTTCGCGGGCGGTCGCAGGGCTTGCAGCGCGTTCCGCCGGACCAGTTCAATTCCCATCTGCGAGTCCTTCCAGTGCGGCCCGGATTTCCCGGTCGATTTCGGCAATGTCATGGGCGGTCAGGTGCGGAAGGGTCGCGCCGCAGCGGCTGGGAACCGCCAGCATCGCCGCCCGCACGTCGCGCAGCGCCGAAGCCCAGGCGCGTTCCACGTCTGATGCCTTGACTAGTTCGCCGCGGGCTGCGGCGTTCTGGATTTCGATTTTGTCAGCCTGTTGCCGTGCGAGGCGGAGCTTTTCCGCTTCCAGGTCGGACTTGCCCAAGTGCTTGCCGCCCGCATAACCAAGCCGGGACGCCTTGTCGCGCAGATCGCCAATGTAGGTCTTGAGCGACGCCCGCACGTCATAGCGTCCCCGGACGGGGCGATGCAGCATCCCGTCGCGTGCGAGGGTGCGCACCCGGTTCGCCGTGATGCCCAAGAGCCGCGCCATTTCGGATTCTGTGGCAAGCCCAGGGATCGCCTCAGAAGCCGGGTCTTCGGCTTCGGGTGCTTCGGGTGCCGTAAGGTCCGAGTCATTTACCAGCGGCCCGCTGTTTCCCGCTGCGGTGCCATCAAGCCCCACGTCGCCAAGCAGGTCTTCGAAGTCGTCGGAGTTATCAGGATAGGTCAGCATGGTTGTCCCATTTCGAAAATTTCTGCAAAGCGCGTTCTTCCGCGGTCTGCGCCCCCCGCGGCCGGTCCCCCATGGGAAGGACCCGTAGAAGCCATGATGCGATGCGGCGCATGATGCGACAGACGCAACGGGTACGGACGGAGGCGGAACGGACTCGGGCGCCTCCCGAGTAAAGCTGAACAACGCCAATGGGTAAGGCGTCTTGCGGACTCGCCGGAACCGAAATCGCCATTATTGGCCCACAGGTGTTCCCCATGCCTTCTCAACCCTTGTCCAAGTGTGTTCGCAGGGGAGATGTTGGAAATCCGAGTCCGGCGAGTCCGTAGGCCCTTAACGCTCTGGAAAACAATAGAAAACCTACGGACTCGGGCGCCTCCGTCCCGAGTCCGTCCGAGTCCGTAATCCACCTGAGATTCGACGTGTCCCATTTCAGCCCCGCACCCAGACCTTGTTGCCACGACTGTCCTTCTTATCGCTCCATCCCATCTTGCGAAGGATCGAGGCGACGCGCTGCACCGATGCCGGAGCCTGTTGCGCCTTGGGAATGTCTAGGACTTTGGAGAGCAACTCCTGAATTCGAACCACGTCGCACTGCCCCCCGCCGTATTCCTCACTTTCCAGGTGTTCGCGGATAATATCTTCCCACGGATGCACCTGACGCGCCGCTTCTTGCGCCTCTGCCGCCTGTGCCTCAGCCTCGGCAGTCAGGTGCCACGCCTCACCTGCGTTGAAAGCCGCAAGCGCCTCGGCAAAGAGCTGGTCCCGGTCACGGGCAAGCGCGTCCGTATCAATCTGGCTTTCAACGGTCACAGGCCAGAAGCGTCGCCCGCCAGTCTCATCCCGCAAAAACTGTTCCTGATTTGTGGTGATGACGAATGCACATTGGCGCGGGAAGCGACTGAACGTCCTGCCGAAGGGAAGCCGCAGTTCATCAGTGGTTCGGGTCAGAAACTGTTTGAGGTGATCCTGATCGGATCGCTTCGTCGGCGCTCCCTCTGCAAGTTCGATCAGCCATCGCCCTGGCGGATACTGGTCTGCATCCTTATTGCCGGGCACGATTGCAGGCTGATTTTCACCGAACCATTCGCCGCCCAGGATCGCGCAGGCGGTAGACTTGCGGAGTCCCTGCGTCCCGCGCAAAACAAGCGCCGTGTCCATCTTGCATCCTGGTCGCATGACACGGGCAACCATGCCGACCAGGAACGCCCGACCCACTGCACGCGAATAATCCGAATCCTGCACCATGGCGTAGGTTTTCAACCACGTCGTCAAGCGCGGCACGCCATCGTGCTTGAGGTTGTCCAGGTAGTCGCGCACCGGGTGATAAATGTGTTGGCTACCCTGCATCCGAACGGCCTGAAAGGTCCGGTCCTTGCCGACATTGGGCATACCCGCCTGCTCGATAGCTACCTGGATGAAATCCAAATGGTGATCTGTAATTTGCTCTCTGTTCCATTCCTCAAGGCCGCTGAATTCATTCCGCCGGATCGTCCACTTGTGCCGGTGACAAGCAGTTTCGAGCACAAGTGCGGCGTTGGATGCGCAAGCAAGCAATCCACCTTTTTTGTTGCGCATCGGCTTCATGGGCACGGGGCGGTTGGGCAGGTCTTCGAACAGTTCATCAAGGTTCCATCCCTCAATGATCGAAGGACGCTGCCAGCCGTGATCCTTGGCTATGTCGAAAACAGTTCCTGCGGTAATTGGGGCGCCGACAATGGGCTTTCCGAAACCACGCCAACGCCCTCTGAGATCAGACAGCCCCTCGTACCGTCCCGGATCGCGTTGCGAGAGCGCGTCCCAAAGCATCAATCCGGCTTCGCTGCCGCCCTTCGCGTCGAAAATGCCCATGCCGATGCGCAGCCATTCGTCATAGTCGAGGATAGTCGGGTCGATTGCTGCCAAGGCGCTTTCGAGGGTTGCCATATCGACGGGCTGCGAAGGCGCGGCCGGCAACGT